AAACATTTACAGATATTTGTAATTTTTTAAACATAAAAGTTTTTGAACCTAATTTTAATAATAAAGTTAATATTAGCGATTATAATAATTTTATATATGATGAAACGATAGATATTTTAAACAATGTCTATAAAGATCAATTTGACTTTTATAAATCTATTAGTAGTTTACGCAACAATCCTTATTAATCATCATCAATTTCATACCAATCTCCATATTTTTCTGCTTGCTTAAAGAAAAATGCAGCAATTGATCCACATATATTGCCATAAAAACCTGATAGTCTGTTAGAATTTAAATGCGGGATAAAACCATCATACGTTAGTTTGGGCATTTAAATCTCTTTGCACCATTGCCATATTATTTAAAACTATTTGAGCAGTTAATGCATCTCTGATAGCCTTTTCACGTCTTTCTTGTTTAGAAAGTTGTGGCTTATCTGCTAATCTTTTTTTATTTTTTAAATATCTTTTTTGTCCTTGTTTTGCTTTAATTGCGCTACTTTTTCTCATTCTGATGCAGCCTCTAATATTTCCTCTAGGTCAGTAAACCCAGTATCTTTAATTTTTAAACTTTGTAAAAATAATTCAAAAGTTTCTTCAACAAATATTTCTCCCTTGTTCGTCATCTTAACAAGATCACTATCAACAAGATATGCCATTGGTAACCCTAAATCATTGTATTCAATAAAGTCTACAAATTCTGAATCATCTCTATAGTCCATCCAAAGTTTTCCAAGAATTCTACACTTGCTTTCAATATCAGTCATGCTAACCTCCAGTTATACTATACCATAAAGTTTTAGTAAGTCCACCATCTTATTTCTTCCCAAACAATTTGATCATACTCTTCATCTGTATATTCTCTGTTCCACCATTTATCATCAACTGGAACTACTGGTGGATCATCCTCACAAAAATAAACCGATGTATTGTCATCTAAAACTTCTTCTACAATGGCGGTAGGACATCTATCCCACCACATTTGTTCATTTGAAACAGGATCAACAGGACCAATTAACGCTATAAGTAATAAAAAGATTTCCATGTAAAAAGTATATCGTATGCTCAATCAAAAAGCAAGTGTTATTCTGATATGTAAGAAAAAGACATATGAAATTTATCTTCTGTGTTTGGGTTAAATGGAGTATTGTAGTCCATTGGTTCATCATTTCCAGAACCTGCATGTTGCCATAAGGTCATTATTGTACTAGATGGAGTTAGGTGTCCTTTTAAACTATAATGTCTTAATGTTGGTAGTGTATCGTGTGCAGAACCACCATAAACATCAGTATGATATTTTGATGCAAATGGAAGTGTAAGGTTATACTGACCAGTTCCAAAGTTTGTTACTGTTGTATAAAGAACATCAATTTGAACTATTATAAAATTTCCAATTTTAATATATGAACCAGTTGTTGGAGTTCCAGTATATGCAAGACCAGTGCCAGACCAAGTTGGGTTATAGGAATATATTGTTGTTGTTAATCCGCCTACATCTCCAAAAGATGGATGGGTAAATCTTGCCATTACATCAACTCAACGCCAGTCCATAAAACTGCTGCTTGTGCTCCATTAACATTGGAAATTGCATACAGTGGATCTCTTCCAGGAAGTTCTATTGACCAAGAATGGTTTGGCAAAATTCTAAATCCATAATTTGTTGTGCTTACTCCAGGACCACCTAAATAAACATATGCAGCAGTATTGACATTTTGAACAGTTATATCCATGCCAGTATGATAACCTTCTGGCGTTAATCTTGTAGCAGTAATATTACTTAAAGTAGTGAGAACGTGGGTAGTCATATAGTTATTATAACATCTAATAGTGTAAACTAATCCAAAAATATCCAAGATCTAATACTGCGTAGTGTTTACTTATCTCAAACCCAACGGCAAATCTGGAAAAAGAATAGTTCATCGTAATGTTAAATCTAATACCTCTACGCCTGCTAGTTTCTCTTGGCAACCTTGGTCGTATTGCATTGTTTGTCATATTAATCCTAAAAAAACTTAAACATTATTCCAACAAATGTACCAATAAGAAGTCCCCAAGCAACAAATAAAAATAAATCTGCCATTATGGTGCATATGTTTTAAGATGGCACTTACACACATCTATTACTGCAAACATACCCTTCTCATTTAGCCCTAGATCAGTGTAGATTGCAGGCTTATCGCAATAAACACAAACATCCTTTTTATCTAAAGTTTCCATACTTACATTATACCATTAAGGATTTGCAGGCCGTCTTCCCTTTGGTATAATTCGATACCCTTCTTGGTCAAGGGATTCTAAAATGGTGTTCGTAATCTTTTCATAATCCATTTCTATAATAGAATTATCATCGTCTATTTTATGAAAAGTAACACTATCTGAAAATGAGTCCTGCAACGCCACAAAAATTAAATCTTTTATGGGGTTCTTTGACATAGTTTTATTATAACATTTTGTTTGTTTTTAAGTTCGGCGGTAAATAGAAATACAAACACCCCTATGCTCTACACGAGCACTATCTGTTAGTATTCTCACTTTGCCATACATCTCCACAATCTATACACATAATACCTGGATCTCTCATATAGTACCTATGTTCATGAATATTTTCTCCTCTTAGTTTTCTTTGAAACTTGCCTTCTGGCTTATGAATATGGCATAGAGTGTCTTGATTGTTTACAAGAATAGTACATCTTTGATTATTGTTTTTGGTAGCGGTACATTGTGAAAGCATATAACCAGGATATCAAAAAATCGGGGGGAAGTCAAGAGTTATAGACAATAACCCCTATAGTACAAACAATGTATCCAAGTATGGCCAGATATAGATTTATGTGTTTGGACATATGGCGCATATATCAATTATATAAGATGTTTGGCCAAATGATCCATCAAGAAGGATGTTTATATACCCTGGCAAATAGGCGTATATGGCTTTTAAAGTGTATCTGGATAGGAGTGTTTGGAATGAATTAAATATTACTGATATTTTTTAGATATGACTGTTTGTGGAGTGAAGTGGATGAAAGTGGAGAATAGAACGTTTTTCTTGTGGTGGTCGTAATGTCCAAACACTATATCTAGTATATCCCCAAACATTTATATCCCCAAACACCCATATCATATGTTTGAATGTTTGTCAAATCGCCAAACAAACATAACAATTTGATAACTTTATTTCCAGGATTTTTCTACGAATTTCGTAATAAAATAAAATAAAAGAATATAAATGTTTGATAATCAGGGAAAAAGTTTTATATTTCGTAATGTTTTATATAGGGGTATTATTGATTAGATTGTTTGGATCCCCGCCGTTTTTCGCGGAGGGCTTTTAGATCAATCTCATCACCAGACGTGGCTTGGTAAGGTAGGCTCTCAGTCTTTCTGGAGATTTTGTCGGGGGATTTAATGAATGCTACTAACTTACTAATACCAGTATACTTAAGTACATAGAATGAAGCCTTCTCAAACTTAGTCTTTGGCTTTGATGGAAGATCATTTATAAAATGTCTATTGGATAGATAATAAGGACCATATATTGCTCTTACAAAATGTCTTGGACTCATATATGTATTATAACATTGTTTGATAATATAATGTTTGTCAAACTTTCTGCGATTTTTTTAATTCTTTCGTAATAAAGTTTTTGGGGGAAATATTGTTTGTTCGTAAATGTCTGGTTTGATATGTTTTGTACCCGGCCCGCAAAAGAAAAAGGACCTAGCGACTGCAGGGACTAGATCCTTATTTTTCTTTTGAGAGAAAGTGTAGAGTGAATAACTACTATACCAGTATACACTGATCAAACAACTTTGTCAAACACCATTATTCTTATTGGAATAGATATCCACGATTATCTCTCCCTAGCCTTTGGTTTTCTTGTTTGATTGCTTCTTGCTCTGCCGAATCTATAACTGTGATAATACGATTATATGCTAATCTAGGCAATCTCGCAACATATACACCAACTGAATCTAAATCTAATTCAGGGTCTTGTACGAGTTTGCTCATTTGTTGAGCAACTTGTTCTTGTTTGTTTATTCTATATAAGCGCATATCTCTCCTCTATTGAATTGTACCCGAAAATTTAGAAGAGCGCAAGTCCCGTGGAAAGGACCTGCGCTCCAGTGCGGGATAGGGCGGAACCCCTTCCGCTATCCCTGCATTAGCGTGAGCCTACCCGTTGACCACGCTTTAAGGATGAAAGGGAGACGTTGTCTACAAACCTTCCATTCTTTCTTAGTACTACACGCTCAGAGAGACCATAGCGTGTATCCCAAGTCTCTAGGTATGGGATTGTCTTAGGTTTTGTCTTCTTCTTTGCTGCCATTGTGGTGGTTCCTTTCGATAGTTAGTTAGGGTTTTCCTTATTCAATTGTACCAGTGCCCTGGCTGTTTGTCAAGATCTACGCAGGCTGCTTAGATCCATAGAATGATATCCAGTCTTCAAATGAATGCCATTCCTCTCCATTACCAACAGTAAAGTTAGTAAAGTCTATAATGATTGGGTGGTCCATGAATCCAAGGTCATTTGGGTCGCAGGGATAAATTCCAAATCCTGTTTCTCCCATAACATCATACTGAATCATATAAGATATAAACATACGTGTTGCGTATGATGTGTCACCATACCGTGGCTTGCAATGTGCCAGGGCACCAGCAATGTCACGATTCATAGAGTCTTCACCCCAGTGACTATATAAAGCAATCGCATTATTCTTGTCATGTTTTAAAACAAATGTACAACGTGCTCCCATTATTTTTCCTCTCTAGCAAATGATAGTTTGTAGGTAAGGGCATACACAATGGATAGAGCGTCTAACTGACCCTCCCAATATTTGCGTTCCATAGAATCCATTGCTTCTTCAGTGCGCTCCTCTTCCTCTATGGCTGCCTCTAATTCTGCCTCGGCTTCAACCATTAGATTTTTAAGTTCGCCATGCATGATATCCAATGAATCAATTCCATTGTCTATAAGTTTTTGCAAGCGTGGGCTTATGTTTAGGTCTCTCATATCTCTCCTTAGTAGGGTTTCTCTAGTATATCGTGAGCCACTGACAATATGTGCGAGGTGGCCATAAGTTCCCCAGTATTATAATGGTCATCAAGTACTAGGTTCTCATACTCCTCTGAATCATAATCGCCTTCAAAATTACGCTTTAGTTCTTCTAGTCTATCTGCATCTTGTTCTAAACTAATTTTATGTAGTTTGAGATATTCTAAAAGCATAATCATTTTTACATCAGATGTCATGTTTGCATTCTCTCTCTTCGCGGTTCATCTTACACTTCAAGCATACACTACAACCGCAATCATCGCAATACTCCATGTTGTTAGTTTCGTCACACTCATGGCATTTGTCGTCATATTCTAGAATTGTTTTACCTTCACCGTTGATGTATTCAACCTCGCCACCCCAACCTTGCTCTTCCTCATAATATAGTTTGAAAGTTAGGTTTGGGTGCTGCGTTGATAGTTTCTCTATAGCCTCACTAGGAGGGGACCAAGCGGTATCAAAGTTATACTGAATACCACCGTCTTTGAGTTCATCCATTGAAGTACCAAGGAATTCATTATCATCTGAAATTGCTACATCCCATTTACATCCCCAGTTACGAATGTTCCAGTCATACCAGTTATCACCTGACCAAGGAACTTTGGGGTTTGCATTTGGGTCAGACTGTTGAGCATAGGTATAAAGGTCAGTGGGACGAACTATATTCCAGAATGCAAACACAGGATTAGAATATGTAGTAGTAGACTTATCTAGTGTTTGTGTTTTAGGATTCCATGAAGTATGCTCTTTAGAAAACGGGGAATTGAGTTGAGCCTTTACAACATCTATATCTTTAGAATCACCTTTGACGGTAAGGTGGTTAAATACCCAGTTTGGCATTGGGGTCCTCTCTCTAGGGGTAATACAATTATGGCATGAATAGGGGAAAAAGTCAAGCCTTCTTAATAAAATGTTTGAATGTTTGGGTAGATCTATGCAGTGAAATGTCCCTCTGCCAATAGACCCATAAGGAAATCATGGGTCATAACTAAATAATTATGAATTGCTGGATTCTCATCTGCGTTAATTAAAAAATCAGCCTGATATACACCATATGTCATATCTGCTAAATCTTGCTCTGTATAACCTAGCATTATTTTACCTCATCCAATAGGTTTATAAAGAATTCATAAGCCTGAGCCAAACCATCTTTTAAATCTTCGGGGGAATAGGTGGAATCATAAGCAATACCTATAGATTCAGCCATGTTTATAATATCTTCTCGTGTATAACCTAGCATTATTCTCCCCAATACTCTAGTATAGTATTTAACGTGGTATGAATATTACAATCACAGTCTCCACCCATATTATCCATAAAATCCAGGTGGGAGAAATTGTCTTCGTATATAGTAGTAACTAGTTCATCTATGCTATAGGGTTTGGTAAGGGTCATGTATTAATTCTACCCTGAATATGGGAAAATGTCAAGCGTTTCTTAATGAAGTTCTTAATTGATTTATTGTTTGGAAATATGACCCCCGGCCCGTTAACGCACCAGACTGGGGCGATCTGGATGGGACTTGAACCCACGACCTCTACCGTGACAGGGTAGCGTTCTAACCAACTGAACTACCAGACCATTGAGCAGTTTTATATCATGCTCAGGATATTTTATCACGCTGCTACTAAATCATTTACGATTTTTAGTAGGCGATTCTTTTCTGCATTAGTTGCAGCGTCAAATCCACTTGCTGCTGCTAACTTAGTTTCGGTGTTTCCACGATACCAGTCAATACGCTCAGTGAGAGCATTGAGTGCTCCCCACGCATTACCCGAAATCATGTGGTTGAAATCGCCAGTGTAAATATTATTGAGTTCATCAATTTTATTCTGCCAGCGAGTAAGTGCAGTTTTGCTTGAATCCTTCTCAGGCTTAGGATAAGCAGCGAGAAGAATATCATTGAATTGTTGTGCAGTGATTTCAGTCTGAATCATCTTGTTTGCCATTTTGCTAAAATCATCCATGTAGGAATTAGCAATGTTAAGTGCGGTTTTTGCAGATTGAACTTTACCGTTTGCGGTTTGAGTGTGACGAATCTTGAATGTTTGCTTTACACTACGCAATGCAAAGTTCAAGGTATTAGCGCATACTACACGCACAGGTGTAACGCTTGCTTGAATAGACACTGAACCGTCATGTGATGTATTGACAACTAGATAGGTGTTGATTTTATCTGATACACCATTAGGGTCTAGTACAGTTTCGCGGTCTAGCGCAAGAGAGCCAAAGACTACACGGCCTCCACGAATAGAGCCTGCGGTTTCCCAACGGCCTCCGTCTAGCATTGCATCTGCAAAATCGAATAGTTCTTCATTCTGCAAAGTATTGTAACGCTCTCCGACAATTCCGAGAACATCATTTTGATTATCTATTACGGGATTATTTCGCACTACATAGAAATAATTTTTATCTGATGTTAGATTAGCAGGAGGGGTTACTTCTTCTAGTCTTACATTCCAGTTGCTAAGATTTGCTAAGTCTAGCATTTCTTTTGTTGTTAGTTCCTCAGTGAACACAGTTCCTAAACCATGCCATGCGGGTTCACGAAATGAGGCAAAAGAGGTTTGCCCATTGATTTGTTCTAGTTCGTGTGCCATGTTTTTTCCTTTCGTTGTATTTCTATCTTACACTACGAGGGCTGCAAAGTCAAGTTCTTAAGAGTGATCAATCTCACATCGTAAATAGGACAAAGGGGGCAGGGGCCGGGATTGATGAGCAGTTTATAGTCATGCTCAGGACTTGTGTTCCCCGATGGAACTCTAGAAGATTGAATCAACTCCACGTGCTTCAACCTCAAATGTTTTTACATCAGCAGAGTAGTGAGATACATCAAGGTCATCTACTGCCTCTTGTGCTTCATCTTCATTTGCTGCCTCAACTTCAATCTCTCCTTCAATTCTGAACTGAACGAGATATAGTCGCTTGAGTGTAGTGATGTTATTTCTATTTAAGAACTCGTTGGCCTCATCAACATTAAATGAGATTGTGTCATCTTCACGATTCTCTTCAAAGAAATCACGAATACTATTTGCTAGGTTTGTTGCTAACATATAGTTGTTATCAGCAGCCTTAGTTAGTTGCTCAATGGTTTGCTCTAGGTGAGCGATTTTAGCATTGAGTTGTTCCATGAATACAGGAACCTCAAATGCTTGTGGTTGTGGTTTTGGTTCTTGTATTGGATTATTTTCTTGCCACATTAGTTTGCCTCCAAGAAGTCTGAGATTTCTGAAACTAGGTCAGTTGCCATAGAATCTGTGTGTGTTTCAATCATGCCGTCAATTTCTTGCGGTGTGTAAAGAGTGTGAAGAACTTTTGTCAAAGTCATTGCTGATACTGATTGAGAGTATTCATATAACTCTTTAATAATTGTTTTGAGGTCTACGCCTTCCATAATTGTTGCGACAAGTGCGCTTGCCTCATCTTGAATCTCGTCTGTGTGAATAGCGAGAGTTGCGTTTTCGATTACTTTACTGAACTGATTGTTGTCCATACGGGGTTTCCTTTCGTTTGTTATATTTTAATACTACTAGACGGGGCTGACATTGTCTAATCTTAATTTGGGCGTTTCTGGACATATCTTAAATGTGTTTTATCTCACATGGCCCCCGGCCCTCAAAAATGATTAGGTACGAGTTTTTAGATCTAGAATCGCAACTCTATTCAGCATCCGCAAATGGAATCTGCCTAATCAAACTTAGGGAAAGGAGCAGTTTATAGACTTGCTCAGGTCTTGATACTAAAGGTATCTAGCGATTGCGTTGTATGTGCTTGTGCTTACAACTTCCTCGTCCGTCATTTTGAGAATACGAATTGCGTTCTCAATTTCTTCTACCATCTCGTTATATGTGTGTTTGTGGATTACCTCAAAATCACGCTGAGGTTCTTTTGGATAATCTTCATTGGTAACGGAAATATCAAAATCAACATTTAGTATATTACTCCAACTACGCATATTAGTACGAACATTTTTAGCCTTTTTGATATTAGCGAGTGCGAACTCCATAAGTTCTTTGTTCCACTTTTCTAGTGCTTTTTGGTACTTAGCCTCTAAAGCATCTTGCGCTTCATAGTCTTTCTTGATTTGCGCTAGTTTAGTTTCTAGTGCTTTGATTACTTTGGTTGTAGCGATTTTTACATTTATCGCTTTGCTTCTGGACATTGGGGTTCCTTTCAGGTTTAGGGGTTTTGGGTGGGCAGTTTATCCTTCTCATGCCCAGGAGAGGTTAGCGTGTGCTAAAGGTATTACGCCTTCCAAGTAGTCCAGCGAGTTTTGCCTTCTACATCAAGGCGAACTCTCACCGAGCCAGATGAGTTTGGCTTGATTTCCTGGATAGTACCAGTAACCTTGCTCTTTTGCGAGGTATAGGTGTCGCCTACTTTGTATAGTGCTGACTTAGCCATTTTGCTTCCTTTCGTTTGTTGTTATTACAATTCTAGCAGGGTTGCTAGAAAATATCAAATCTGAAATCAGACATATCGGACATTATGAAAAATATTTTTTATTCATGCCCCATACCTGCCAATACTAGGACAGTTCCGACAATTAGGATAAATAGGATTTCCATAGTTCCTCATTTCTTAGTGCTAGAAAATAGGATATCGTTACGTTCATATACGCATTGACCGCAAGTAACGCATGCGCTACCCTGTTTTGATATGAGTGGGATTTTCTTGTTATTCTCAGGGCACTTTACTCCGCCCTTGCCTATCAAGTCTAGCATATCCTCTCTACCTAACGCAAATGTAGTAGAGAGGTACGCTAGTTTTATACCCCCCGCAGATAAGTCTTTGGCGATATCTTTATTTTCTGAATCTGTAGAATAATATAAAGATAAGTTTTCGATATCTTTGAGAATATTGGCAGCGCTTGCAACTCTCGTGTAGACCCAAAATTGCACATCGCTATTATTTAAGATTACGTGTTTCCATGCGAATGCGTATTCATCACTGAAGAAATCACCGTCCCAGTGAATGCGGAATAGTTTTTGTGCATTGCGCTTATCGCAGTCTTGTTTGAATTCTTGAATCATCTCTTCTAGAAGACGTTCCATAGTATCATGGTCTGCACCGTTGAGTAGGTCCCAATTGTGCAATAGGGTATCTCTTACTCCCTTGTAGATTTTCTCAAGTTTTCCTGCATAGCAGACTTTTTTACATATAGAGGTCTCACCAGGGCACGAGTAATCTTTTCCAGCAGGTAGTCCAAATGTGTTTGCGATTGTGGGGGTTTTTCCGTTTGGGGAGACGGCATTGGTCACTTTCCTATCGTTAGAGCGTTTTAATTTCACGGGGTTCCTATCTTTGGGGGTCTTTCTATAATATCATAAATCTTGGGTGGGGTCAACTTTGGCATTCTTAACTTTGCGGGAATATTTCTTAAGGTCCCTTAATGGGGAGGCAGCGCTAGATCTACGTAACTCTTGAATCTTACGTATCTCGTCCTTAGACTTTTTCCAGATGCTGCCTTCCATGATCTAGTCCTCACACTCACAACATGTGGGAGAGCCATCTACCAAGTGATAGCCCTCAATTTCTTGATTAATTGTTTGATTACAACTCCAGCATTTCATCAGATCTCGTCCTCACAACTGCATTGTCCATGACAATTGCAACAATACCAAGTTCCTGATAGATAAAAAGAATTGGCAATAATTTCGTGAGTGCCTTGTTCGTCACATGATACGCAAATTGCCATTAGTCCTCATCATCCCAAATAGGCTCATCATCCTCAATAAGCCATGGGTCTAAGTGATGCTGTTGAATAATTGACCATGCAGGGGCAGTAGTACTTCCCTTATATGTGACCTGGAATCCATCAATTTTGGGGAGAGAAATTTCTGTGTCCAGACTTTCTCTGTCGTTATAGCAAGTGATAGCATCAATGCATGCCTGTGCCATTTCTGCAGGTACGGGTGGATAGTGATTACCTTGAAGATGCATAATTATTGCACCCTCAATATCTAATCCTTCAACTGTTGACAATGCTTCTGCAAAATTTCTTCCCATTAAATTACATCCTTTACTCTAATGAAACTTTGTGTTCCGCCATAGTTAATTTGTTCTTCCATTTCTTTAAGTTTGAACATTGAAACTACGGCAGTATTAAGAAACTCTGTTAATTCTGTTTCTGTAAGTTGTGTAATTGTAGGGAATTGCTCTAAAGATATTTCATGCTCAAATACTACTACTGTTTGTTTGATTAGTTTGTTTTCCATTGGGGGTTCCTTTCGTTTGGGTATAATATAATAATATCATGAGGGGCTGACAAAAGCAAATCCACGATGGTATCTACGGTGTGATTAATGTCATACGTAAAAGGTGTAAATTGGACAGCCCCCGGCCCCGATCCTACGCTTTTGTTATGTTTCTAATTCGCATTTGATAACGATAAACATCTCGCTCTAATTTTCTAATGCGTAGAAAAGAAAATAAGATGAACAATAGGCTACCCGCAAGGGCAGCCATTATTCCGATATATAGTGGCATATCTATAAACATTTTACTCCTGATACAATCCCGTGTAGATTATTAGTTGACCTTCATTATCAAAATCCATAGCAAAGTCGTGTTGTTCACAAAACTTATCTACTACTTCTGCCAATTCATTAGCGGTCATCAAATCACATCCACAATTCTGATGAACGAGTGAGTTCCGTGTTCATTGAGTGATTCTTCTTTTTGTCGCAACTCAAACAACTCCACAACTGCTGTATTTAGAAACGAGGTCAATTCATCTTCTTTCATTGTTAGCAATTGAGGAAACGCGTCTAGGCTCATCTCGTGCTCAAAGACGACTACTGTTTTCTTCATTAGTTTATTATTAGACATTACTCATCAACCAATCTTCCATATCTGGATTCTCTTCTAAAGAGAGGAAACTTTCCTCATCTTCTAACTCTACCATAGGCTCTTCCCATGGCGCAACTAGGTCAGAGGAATATTCTACAAACTCCTCTAACTTTTCTTCCCAAACTTCAGGGGTATCCCAAATTGTTTGGTCTTGTTTTTCCCAACTATATTGATAACTCATTACGCACTCACCTTTACAATTCCGCAAGCCTCACGAAACTTATCATAGTCAAAATTAGGATTATCACTAGCGCAATAATCAGCAATATCCTCAACCAAATCCTCGAAAGTAAATCGTTCGATTAGTTCTGAAAATGATTCTAGAATATCTGCTAGAGTAACATAGTCTTTTCTTGTTAGCATTATTTTTCTCCTTTTCGGTTCTTGTTATATTCTTATACTACACGAAGCCACCGACAAACGCAAATCCAAATTTGGGAGATTCTGGACATCTGCGTAATTGTGTTTTTTATCACAGGACAAAACGGACACCCCCGGGCCGCGACACGCCCGAACGCGTTACACGAATATTTTCCTATTTTTTGCCAGGGCGAATCAACTCATTACAATCCGCACACAGATACGCATTTTTTAGAATACGGAATTTACGACATAGGCTACACTTTTTCATTGATCCTCCAAATCAAAAAATAATAACGCAAGCGCAGCGCCTAGAAGTGTAGCCACTACGCCCAAACCAAACACGATTACATAGAACATTAGAGATTACCTCGCAAAGTTCCGCTTACGCCTAGAATATCGCAAGACACTTTTACGCTTACGCCTTTTGGTAAATTGTTAGGGTACTCATTTACAAATTGAGCAACGGCACCTTTAGAAGGGAGAGAGATTTCTCTAACCTCTCCCGAATATGTTTCTATTTTTACTTTATACATTAGCGATACCTCTCTAACATCTCAACAATACCAGTAGGAGATTTCCAACCCTCACTGGTAAAGTGGTGAACATCTACAATCTCAAACTGAAACTGAACATCACCCAATGGGTCTAACTTATGAAAACCCGCGAAGGCGGCTTTGAGATAATCCTCTGCCTCAACATAGGTTTCTAAGAATACTTTATATTTATTCATTAGCAATCTCCGTTCTTTACAGCAACATAGCGATATTTATCTTTTATGAATCCTTGTTCGCGGATACGCACAAGGTAAGCGTCTATTCCTTGACCGAAATAAACTTTATCGGTGAGTTCTGCCTCAACGATATAACCTCTAACAGTAGGCGAAATATAATCGCGCCCTGCTAATAAAGTTTCTACTGAATATAATTTACTCATAGGGGATTTCCTTTCTACTCAATTTCCCATTTAGTATAGACAATTCCTCTATCCTCATCATAGAAAGAGAATTGTGAGATATTTTGCTCACACACTTCACAGAAAGTGTAAGCCTCTCCGTCAGCGAAAGAATAAGCAACTACGGAAATTGCTTGCTTATTTGGCGTGTGAAACTTATCCCCCACGCATAGGGCTTTATTCTTATATAGTGTAGTCATATTATGACCTACCTTTCTTTTATCTAATAGTCTTATTGTTTCATGGATTCCGAAAAATATCAAGGGGACTATTCGGACATATAGGATAAATCCAAAAGTATTTTTGTTATCTACATCACATGCCTTCGACACGCCCGAATACGTTACACGAAAATATTGGGCTTTTTTGATAGGTATAAAATAGGGGTAATTTAGATGTTAAAAAACCCAATAAAAAACCTGTGAATTTAACATGGATCTACTTAACGTAAACAACACGCCCGACTGCGGGGGCCGGGACCCAAAAAGGGCCTGTTAGATTAAAAACCAATCAGTAAAACCTGCAGCAAAGAAGAACGCTGCAAAGATAACTATCATTACTACACCAACTATATCTGAAGTACTTTGTTTATTAAACATTAGAACTCCATTTCATAGGCTAGTTCTTCACGCATCATGTCTGCGTATAGTTCCTCAAAGTATTCGTTATTTTCTGTATTCATTTTAGTTTACCTTTCTAGTAACTTTCTTATAGGATAAGACTAGCATATGATGTGCCAAAAGTCAAGGGGTAATCGTGTGGTGTTCGTCACATATATAAAACGGACATATTGGACTATATCCCGGCGATGTCCGATTTGCCCTACTTTAGGCAGTCATTTTAGTCAAAGAAAAAATATTTTTTGAAATGTCCGATTTATTAGCATTTCTAATTTGATTTTGTCAGACCATGAGAGTAAAGTACGGGGTATAAGGAAGTTAGGGAAAGCCCCTAAACTAGAAAGGGTAGATATGAGAATCTACTATGAAGAATCAGTACAGTATCAACAAGAGGCTTATGGTATGCCTAGAAAATATCAAGGTGATTTACTTCCTGAATGGAAGAAAAAACAAATTAGAGATAGTATTGCTAAGGCTAAGGCTATCCTAGAAGAAAGGAAACGCAATGAAGTTTGAGTGTATGCGTTGTCTAGATAGTTGGATATATCTAACAAAAGAAAATGATGTTTGGATAAAAAATTATTGTGAACATGAAGTGAAAGGATAAGGAAATGGGAAATTTATTAGACGTTATTAGCGTTGAATGTGTTGAATGTATGAGCGCAGGTTTTGTGTTCTATGGTGACGAGGGCATGATGGTCATGCCTTGTGAATGTGAGGAGCAATATGTATAACATCAAACTAACTAACTCAAGCGGTACTGAAAAAGTTATTCGCTTTACAGAAAAGAAACTAGCAGAGCAATTTATCAAGGAATTACCTACTAAATTGCCTAGCGGTAGTCGTGTCAGAATTGACGCTGATTTATTAGGTGTTAGCGGGTATGTAGGGGGTCTTGCTCAATAAAAAAAGATCCTGTGTGTAGTATATAAAAATAGTGGGTGCATAGTGGTGTGTGCTCACTAATTTTTTTGTTTATTTTTTTTAAAATCCTGCATCGTACATCTTTGAAAAATATTCAGATTTTCCTAAATACAAAATTTTTCAGATTTTTCAGGGTATAATAAATATATGATCTGCTCACACGTATACGAAGAAACTATAGACTATATCTGTAGAAAATGTGACGAACCAACCCATAAAACAAAATGGCTTGCTTGGAGACAAGAACATAAAAAATATCAAAAAGAAATGAATGTTTGGAGCAGAGAATATGAAAATCCTACAGTTTGGTGGTCGATCTAAATGGGCATATTAGAAAATTTCGAGGCATGGGTTAACTTTGATGACGAAAATGATAATCTGGCTTTGAAGATATTTAAAGAAGATGTTTGCGAGAATTGCGGGTGTAAAGATGAGCAATCTATCAAAGATCTACTATCTCCTGAAGAACCTAGACAATCTTGAAATAAAAATTTCAGAATTAGAAATAGCAAAACAAATTGAAGATGATGCTTATGGCAATTTATGGTATGAAGAGAAAATTGACGAGGCAGAAAAAAAGGTAATAAAAATTAAACAACTACTAGTAGATTTGGTAAAAGAACTATGACAGAAGCAGAAATATTATTTAATAAACTTAAACAAGAAACTTTGTTATTTTGTAACAACATGTTAGAACTTAATAAGGATAATGATAACGTTATTATAGAAAAATCTATGTTTAAAAATTTTAAATGGTTCGTATCATTACAAGAACTATCCACTAATGATTCTTTTGGTGATAACGGCAGCAATTCTGGGTAATTTTTTATAATTATTTTTTACATCTTCTTCTATTTCTTTTGAAGAAAGTCCACGCTTTACTCCATAGGCTCTAATTTGTTTTTCCATTTCTTCAATAATAATTGACATTATTTGTTTTGGATCAGTAATCACCATTTCTCCAAAGGACAAGTATTTTCTGCTCTATCTACTTTAATATTAACACCACATCCACATTGTCTACAAGTCATGGTGTTTTTGCGAAGCCAATCACAATTCATGCAAATTTCCAAACGGGATTTACCAAGATCTGTTTCTGGCTCAATCACCATTCTACTTCATCCTTATATGTAACGCTATATTCGCCACCATAAACTTCTGCGTATGACATGATATCTTTATTATATCTTATACAGGTTGTTTTATCTACTAGTCCTGTTTGATACTTATATCCCCTGGTCAATTCCCTGACTGAAAAATTCCAAGTTGCTTCTTTTTTAAGCATATCGTTCATTTGAGCCATATATTTATCTTTGCCTAATCGTCTTGAAACAAAGCCTTGCTTGCCTTCCATATGAGCCATATGTTTTTCCACAGAGTTGTGGATATCATTGTTCATAACAAATTGTGTTTGTGGACAATCCAACAACATTGACCAATTTTGCATGTTAGGTGCGTAATCGACTTTATTTTTGTAAGTCGAATCTGCATATGCCATGCATAGGTTGTCAGAAAGTGTTGTTTGAGACTCTATTGCAAACGCGAGAAGAAAACATGTTGCGAACGGAAATTTATCGCTATACTTTTTGACTTTGTAATGCGTATTGGGATTAAATGATTCGATATGAATGTTATCTTCCATAAGTCGCATGTGATTTCCAATAGATGCGTATTTAGGAGAGTTCATGTCACAGTCAACGAAGAGACAGTCTTCTGGATCGATGCCCTCCGCGAGAAGTAAAAGATTTTTATCATATGTACCAACAACGGTTGCACCGTTATATTGCCAGATTAATTTTGCGGAGATCAAACCATCAATATCAGGGGAAATTATTAGGTTTTTTGAATAGTCAAGCGTTGCAAGTATTTCTTTTCTCAAAACTCTCCTCAAAATTGTATTATAATTAAACTTATCATGTCAGTACAAGATTGGTTTGGACTCACACTTACTGCTCTATCCATTCTAGCATTCTTAGTTGGAGGAGTCAAGTTTCTTGTCAAGCATTATCTTTCCGAACTCCGCCCAAATTCTGGCTCAAGTTTAAAAGACCAAGTTAATAGACTTGAAGAGCGTGTTAATCAAATTTACGATCATTTGCTAAATAAGTAATATCTATATATAATATATATAATATATAAATATATTTAACTATAGTATATATCTTTTATATTTATATATATTTAAAGTATACACTATGGTTTTAAGTTTGTCAAGTTCAATACCCTCTGGTGTAAAAATAAAGAATTATGTTATAATCTTACTATGTGTGGAACATCGTCAATTAACCAAGTTGGAGCAAATCCAGTAAATATTAAATGGAAGGTTGTTCGTGGTGATACCGCCACACTTAGAGTAGATTTTCTAGAAGATGACGAAGTTACAACCATTGATATAGATGATTGGACTTTTGCTGCCACTTCATATGATGCATCTGGAGATGTGCTTGACGAATTAGCCGTTGCAAAATATGACGGATATGTAATTATTACAGCAGCAGCCGAACTTACAAAATTTTGGGGACTTGGATATAAAACTGTTGTTGCAGACCTACCCTTTGATCTAGAAATAACAACAGATGATGATGTTGTTTGGACTCCAATTATTGGAACTATTACAGTATATAGCGATATAACTCCAGGTGCGTTATGATAATTAAAATTACCGCACCAGCCGTCACACCAGCAAAAGTTGTAAAGATTGATGAAAAAATCTTTATAATTAAAACTGGTGAATAGTTGTGGTATCTCAAAAAGTTAATATTCCAGGAAAACCAAACCATAATAAATCTTATGCTGAGGCAGTAGAGTCTTTACAATTATCAGAAAATCCAATTCCACAATACATACCAGTTGCAGGTCCACAAGGCCCACAGGGACCTCAAGGAGCAAGAGGTACAGAGGGACCCAAAGGCGATAGAGGTGAAAAGGGAGAGAGGGGTTTAAAAGGCGATAAAGGCGATCCTGGAGAAAATGGTAAAGATGGAAAAGATGCAATACCACCATCTGGCCAAATGCCAGGTTGGGCATCCTACATTAATAAAGATAATACTTTAAATATTATTGGATTATCTAGGGGAAACGATGGTTGGTCTCAAATAACAATAGATAAAAGAAATTTATTAATAAATAAAGACTTTTTACCAAAAACATCTGTAGATCTTTGGAATGCAGAAACTCAAAGGTTAAATTTTAAAAGATTAAAGGTTGGTGCTAAAGTTGCTATTACCTATGATTTTACCGTAACAACATATAATAATAATACTGAACTTTGGATAAGAACAGTTTTTCCAGAGTCTAACATTTCTTATACTCAGTTTGTTGCAAACTTAAAATATCAATATTCTTATGATTTTTCTGTAACTCAGCATCTGTATTTAACTACAGAAAAAATGACAATAGAATCCCCCACTGCAGAGGTAAGATCAGATTTTGATTCTGAGTTTTTAATTAAATCTATTACAGTCCATGTCTCTTAATGGTATAATAAAGTCATGGCATTTCCAGGTACATATAACTTTGATTACTATCGTGGTGACACATTTAGATTTGTAGTTTCTCCAAAAGATTCTAATGGAAACGCATTAGACTTATCATCATACTTAGACGAAGAAGATGGAAGAGATGCAATTTTTACAATTGCTGATGCTAGAGGAACCTCTGCAATATCTACATATTCTTCAATTGTTGAACTAGAAGGAAACTTTCCTTTATCAGCAACTATTGATGTTGAAAATAGTACAATCACTTGTACGATTAAACCAGATGGTGGTAGATATTTAGAAGGAGGATCTACGTACTATTATGATGTTGAAATTTATAATGGCGCAGATCTTCGCTACACATTGTTAACTGGAACAATAACTGTAGAAGACGATGTTACTGGAGCAGAATAATGCCAGAGGTTGTTGTAATTGATCCAGAATTATCAGTATATGGTCCAGCAGAATCTATAACTGTTTCTGTAGACATTGGCCAGACTGGAACAAGAGGAAGCAAACAATTTGTTGGAACAGGAACTCCAGGTCCATTAACAATTGTAGAAACTCCAATTGCAAACGATATGTATTTAGATGTTTCAACATCAGAACTTTATCAGTATATTGATGGAAGTTGGACAATTGTTGGAAAGTTTGCACCATTAACGTATAATGTAAATGAAACAGTTACATTTATTTCTGGAACTGCAAATTTTACTTATGATATAAATGATATGTTTGGAATTACAGAAACAAACGGTAGTTTTGTTGTACATCACAATATTATAGGAACAACAAATGTTATATCATCTATAATTACACAACCAACTTTAACAACTACTGAGTTAGATTTTTCAATTAAGGCAAAATCTTTTAACGGAACATTATGGTCAGATCTTTCTGGAGACTACGATGTAATGCTTTCTATCAGCATAGGCGAAGACAACACCTCTTCTGCCTCATAGAATAACTATGTTATAATATTTGTATTATGGCAGCCACAAATATAGGAAGTTCTAAGTATCCCCTAGCAAAAATTCCAGCAATGGCAGATCCAGCCGATATTCAGGTTGCACTTAAATACTATCATTGGGGTCAAGAAGCAGAGCCAGAAGGAACGGCAACAGCAGGTATTGCAAAATATTTAGATGATATTGATACAAGAATTGATGGCATTGATACAAGTTTAGAAGGTGTTGTTCTAGAATCAGTTATAGATGCTAAAGGCGATTTATTAGTTGGAACTGCAAACGATACAGTTGATAGACTTGCTGTTGGTAGTGATGGATATTTTCTAAAGGCTAATTCTGCAGCAACTAAAGGTGTTGAATGGTCAGCATTAACATCTGCATCTACATCTGCTTCAGGCATAGTTCAACTTAACGACACTGGAACAAGCACATCAACAACACAGGCTGCAACTGCAAACTCAGTAAGGGTATTAAAACAAACAGTTGATGCATCTGCTAAAACAGCAGACTATACAGTAGCAGCAACTGATGCAGGTAAAATAATTTTAATGAATGTTAGTTCTGGAACCTCTATTATAACAATTCCAGTAAATCCATCTGCACCAAATGATTTTCCAGACTATACAAGAATAGATATTATTCAAACTGGATCAGTTCAAACTTCAGTTGCTGCAGCAGTTGGAGTTACACTAAATAGTAGAAATAGTCATAAAAAACTTTCAGGACAGTATTCTGCTGCAACAATAATTAAAACGGGTGCTAACGAGTGGGTTTTAATTGGCGATTTGACAATTTAGGAGTTGTAAATGTTTATACCATTAGGAACATTAGGAAACGTATTTACAACTATTATAGATACATTCGATCGTTCATCATTAGGAACAACAACTACTACTGGTCATAAATTAACACAACTAAGACAGTCGTGGTCAATTCAATCCTCAAACTATGTTATATCTTCAGCAGCAGCAAATACATATCCATTATTAACTGTAGATGTAGAACAAACTGATCAAGTATCTGGAACCTATACTAGCAGATATTTAGGAAATGGTCCAGCATTTTGGGTAACAGATGCAAATAACTGGTGGGCAGCAATTAGTAATATGAGAGTTGCATTAGATAGAAATCCATATTCTTGTAATTGTTATTCATATTGTAGCAGTTATACTTGTGCATGTGGCAATGGTCGGGCAGACACAATGAATTGTTGTTGTTCTTATTCGACAACATATAGTTGTGGAAGTGGTTTTGTTGTTGGAAGTGGATGCTATCAATATACTGGGGATGGATTTTTAGAATATCTTGGTCCAGCAACAGCATCAACTACATGTACTGGAGGATTTACTTGTGCATGTGGAAATGCAATAGCAGATAGCATGAGTTGTTGTTGTTCTGCAACAGCATGTAATACTTGTTATCAAGACTATAGTTATTATACAGAAATTAAAGTTTTACAATGTGTTGCAGGCACTGTTTCAACATACTCTACAGATATTATAGTAAATGCAACAAGTTATAATATAGATAATGTACCAAATTATATATCTGTTGTAACAAGAAATAATCAAATTACAATAAGACCATTTAATAATAGTAATGTTTTAATGGGTAGTGCTATTGTAAAAAATATATCTAATCCGACTAAAGGAAATTATGCTGGAATAGCATATGGTGGCAGTGAATATAATCCAAACGGAGCACTTTCTTTATACTATAGTGCTGGAAGACCAACTTCTTAGTGTATAATATATTTAAGGAGATAAAATGAGCGAATTGCCACCAGATATAAATAAAGAGATTTTGTTATCAGAGCCACCACTTCCAACAGAAGATCCAGAAAGACTTAATATTGCTACATCAAAAATTCGTGAAGGATTAAACGCAATTGCTTTAGTTATAGACAATCAAGTAGTAGAAATTATGAACGTTCAGCAAAGAACAGCAGCAATTTTATTAAGTGATCCAACTATTGTTGATCTAACAGACTATATTAAGCCAAATGGAAAACTAGATGTTGTTATTGGGATGACATATAATGAATCAAATAGAAAATTTAAATAATAAAAAAGCAAGACCTTGGGATCTATTTAATAAAAATATTGAAAAGGTTAACACTGATATTGCTAATCAAAGATTTGAAATTTGTAAAGCATGTCCAGAACTAATTAAACTTACATCACAGTGCAAAAAATGTGGATGTTTTATGGAAGCAAAAACAAAACTTCCACATGCCGAATGCCCTATTGGAAAATGGGATAAGGTTATAATTTCATTAAATGAGGAACTATAGTGACTAAATATTTTCATTGCGATGGCAAATCTAGGGTATATGAAAACTTTTTAACAGAAGAAGAGTGCGTTGAACTGTATAACTTTATGCATAATTTTCCTTATGATGAACTGCAAGATTATAAAATAGCAAGATATTTTAATAAAAGACAAATTAGTAGACTTCAAATGAAAGAGCAGCCAGGTTTTGAAAATGTTATGGATCAAATTCAACCAACATTAGATAAAATTACAGAAAAATTAAAAAATATTTTAAACAAAGATGATCATGAAGATCAATGGAATGTTGGCGAATATGTTTTAATGAGAGTTTTTAAAGATGGAATCCCTGAAGATTATAATATTAAGAATGAAGGAATGTTTATTCATGTAGACAACCATGATTGGATGGAGGGAAAAGTTTTTTGGGGAGTGGTTTTATATTTAAATGAAGATTATGATGGAGGAGAATTATTTTATCCAGAATATAATTATGAATATAAACCAAAAAGAAAAGATTTAGTAATGCATGTTGGAGATATTTTACATGGAGTTAAAGAAGTTGTTTCTGGAGTTAGATATGCAGTTACTGTTTTGGTTAGAATTAAAGGAAAATATAATGAAAATCCTCTTCCATTTAAAGAAGATGATACTGATGGAAGATATATTTATCCGCAAGGATATTGGGGTAAAAGAATGCCAGACGATCCAATTCAAGGAGATATAAAAGTTCCTAGATCTGATGGAACATTTGCTGCATATAATGCAAATCCAACATTATATGTACCAAAGGCTTAGTATCTTTCCATCCACTCTTTAGTTTTCCAGGTAATGCCCTTCCAGGCTGACCAGTCTTTTCCACCATCGCTCATATGATAAGCAATCTCTGCATTTAGAACAGGATCAAATAAGTCTTCATTAGAGTCTAGATTAAACTTTTCTCTTCTTTCTTTACCCATTTCTCCAAGCATGTTTATTTGAAATAGGCCATAAGAGTTGTCTCCAGTTTTTCTATTAGGATTCCAAGAATTAGGGGTTCCCATAGATTCTTTCATTACCGTTGCCCAAGCAACTTTAAGGGAGTACCCTTCAAAACCTACAGCCTTTAATATCTTGATTAACTCATCTTTTTCAAGAGGTGTTCCATATTTATATTTTTTGGTAGTTTTATTATTTTCTTCCTTAGAAACGGAAAAAACCGCTTTCGCGGTCAGATCTGCGTCATAGACGGAATTGTAATTTAAATTATTTTCAGCATTAGCAGCCGAATTAGCAAAAAATGCTATCGCTGCCACTCCTGAGAGTACGCCAATCATTGCCGATTTATTCATGATCGTTTCCTCCTTAGAAAACAAAACACCATTTTTTGATGGTGTTACTCACCAGTATAGCATGAAATTTTATTTTTTGTCAAGTTTTAACGTTTTTACGTTATTGTGTTATAATTCTATTATGGCAAATTATAGAGGTGCTGGTCAATCTGTTTATGATATTGGTGATGCTCCACCTCTAGTAAAATGGACAATTGTAAAAGGCGACACAGTAGCATTTAGAGTATATGTTACAGATGATGCTAAAAATCCATTAGTTATTGCAGATTGGGATATTTCTGCAGAATTTAGAAGACCAGATACTGCAAATAATTTTGATCAAGATAGTGCTGGCACAGTATTTACTTTAACCCCTGCTCCAGACGGGGATGACGGAGATGGAGAATTTACAGTAAAATTAACATCTAATCAATCAAATCAACTTAGAACTGGAGATGTTTTCGATATTGAACTATCTGATGCAACAAGAGTTTGGACTGTTGCAAGAGGACAAATGGTAGTTCTTGAAGACGTAACAGATTAATGGCATCTGTATCAATACAAGAAAAAACAAGGTTTAATAATTTAAATATTAATATTAAAGATTTTGCAACATCATCAATTGAAGAAAAGGTTCAAAAAAGAGTAACAATAAATGAACTTTTACCTTTTAGAATAAGAATAACTGATATAGATCTTATTGGGTTTGGAACTAACAACGTTCCACCAATTCCATTGCAGATAATTGGCTTAAGTAACTACATTTTATAAAATAATTATGTTATAATATTGTCATGTCCAGACTATCACTTGCAACAGTTAAAACCAAGTTTCAAACAGGAGATCGTCCTACACAAACAGACTATGAGGATTTAATTGACTCAACATCTGCTCAGGCTACAGATCTTGGTTCATATGGTAATAATGAAAATACAATCACTGGTATTGAAAACGCTACAGTAATTGATAGTTTTTCGGCAACAGACTGGAGAATGGTTAAATACATTATCTCAATTGCTAAAACATCAGCAGGAGATAATAAATACTATGCTACAGAAATGACCATACTTATTGACGGA